TCTGCCGACGAGCGTTTCTGGAAACCTGAACTGGACAAGTCTGGTAACGGTTACGCAGTCATCCGATTCCTCCCTGCACCCGATGGCGAAGAGATGCCTTGGGCGAAGGTCTGGAGTCATGCTTTCAAGGGTCCTGGTGGACAGTGGTACATTGAGAACTCTCTCACCACTCTCGGCAAGGATGATCCTGTCGGTGAACTGAACCGCGAACTGTGGAACAGCGGTCGTGATAGCGACAAGGAGATCGCTCGCGCTCAGAAGCGTAAACTCTCCTACTACAGCAACATCTATGTTGTTACCGATCCTGCTCACCCCGAGAACGAGGGTCGTGTCTTCCTCTACAAGTTCGGTAAGAAGATCTTTGACAAACTCGTTGAGGCAATGCAACCTGCATTTGCTGACGAGACTCCTGTCGATCCTTTCAACTTCTGGAAGGGTGCTGACTTCAAACTGAAGATCCGCAAGGTCGATGGTTACTGGAACTACGATAAGTCTGAATTTGCTGCACCTGGTGTGCTTGGTGGATTCGATGACGACAAACTGGAATCCATCTGGAAGGAAGGTTATTCTCTCGCAGAATTTGAAGACACCAAGAACTTCAAGTCTTACGAGCAACTTCAAGCACGTTTGAATCTGGTGCTTGGTAAGTCTGCTGCTCCTGCTCCTCGTGTCGATGAGCAAGATGAGGCAGTCTTTGACACTCCCGTTGGTGGAGGATTCAATGATGCAGACATCACTGGTCTTCGTGAAAGTGCAGTCGCTGCTTCCCCTGTAGAAGATGAAGATGACACTCTGTCTTACTTCGCTAAACTTGCTGAGGAGGATTGATGACTGAACCAATCACTGTTGAAGATTATAAACTCGTCTCTGACGAGTTCTTTCAGAAATACAACTACGCTGCAGAGCGTATGGGTCCTGCTCCTCACAAAGCAGAGGATGTTCTGAAAGTTATGGAAGCACTCGGTGCTGCTGTGCTCAAGGAACGAGTCAAAGATAAACTCGGTCCTTTTGGATTCAATAAAGGAGAAAAGAAAGAATGAACCTGTTTGCCCAAACCCAACTTGACCTGGTAGATGCCTGGAACATGAGTTGGGAAGAGGGCATCCAGTTCCTCATCGTTCTGGTTGCTCTATATTATTTGAAGAAGAGAATAGACTTGTACTTCGCAAAGAAGCAAGCAAAAACTACTATCTACAAAGTCAAACTGATTGAAGACCAATGAAACTTGCACTTGCTGCCTTAATGATGCTCACTGTACTGCCTGCTCATGCAGGTGGTCCTCGCTTCAGGGAAAGTATTGGTGATCGTAGTAATCGCCAAGCATATGAATCACAATCTGGTTATGCTCGCCAGGAAAAATGCTACAAACGAGTCTATCGTGAAGAGTATGTTCCTGGTACAATGAAGAACCCTGGATATGTTAAATCATATAAGGAACGTGTTGAAGTTCCTTGTAAGAAACGAGTGAAAGTCTATCAGGAACATCACCATCCTAATGTTGGTCATGGTCATGTAGATGACAACTCCTGCATCGAAGGTTCTATCATCGGTGGTATCGCAGGCGGTGGAGCAGGTGCTGCTATGTCTCGTGGTGATGGTCGCTGGTGGGCAATCCCTCTGGGTATTGTCAGTGGTGCGATGGTAGGATGCCAAGTTGATGGGGGTTAAAACAAAATTCGACTTTTAATTCCCCAAAAGTCGAAAAAAAATTCCCGCCAAAAATTAGGACTCTAAGGTTTTTTCAAGAATAATACGAAATAAGTTATCTTTTAGTTGTTGCAATGCAACTTGCTCGTCTGGATGACCTCCAGGCCATTTCTCTAAATGAAAACAGACGGACCTGTATATTAATGCAAGTCCGTCTTTTGTTATATCTAAATTATAAAAGTCAGGATCAGTATCCACCGCCATAACCTCCCCCGCCGCCACCAGATGGTGGTGATGGTGGTGATGGTGGAGAAGGACTTGGAGAAGGACTTGGAGAAGGTGAAGGACTTGGAGAAGGACTTGGAGTAGGCGAGGGACTTGGTGAAGTGGTAGTGACAACTGCACTTCCACTTCCACCAGTTGTACTTGTTGCTACTCCAGCAGTAAATCCTGTTGTTGGTCCATTATTAAAAGTGATTTCTCCACCAGATAATAACTGTGAACGAACTGCACTAGCAAAACTAACCGATCCAGTATTGTTGAGAAATCTAGATGCAATGTTTAATTCTGTTTTTTTATTATTTGCATTATCCAATTCACTATGGGGTTCATAACCAACCAAGTCTTCAAATTCTTCAATCATAATTTCTAACATATTAGAAACTGGAATTAAAATTTGTCTTTTTATTTCATTTTTAAAATATTCGTGCTCATAGTTTGTAACTGGATAACGACTTTCTTCAGCAGTCTTTACAGTGTTATCTGGTAACGTAGTTCTCCAATTTTCATTAACTTCAATTCCTTTTTTAATAAAGACTGTACCATCATCAAGCAAAACTTCATTGGTTTCATAATGATGAATAGAATCTCTTTTATCCTCAGTGTACTTTTCATCAATATAATCTTCTAATTGTTGTTGACCTTTTGGCCACTCTTCATATACATCAACGATATCATTAACTAGAAGAATTGCCCAATCTAAAAATGGATCATCAAATAATCTTGATGCGAGATTTGATGGAGTTTCGTCAGGTTTAACAGAATATGCTTCAAATAGTGTTGTATATTCTCTTAAATCTGGTCTTGCTCGAACTTTTCTAAAGATATTTTTTACAAGACGATATTTGAATGCTTCGTCGTCCTGAACACCCTCGCCAACATATACGTTTGGAAAATAAGAAAAATATCCTGCCATTTTAGTATCCTCTTACAACATCTCTCTGTGTTACAAACTGAGTCTCGGTAAAACTCATATTCAGTACAACTGCAGGAACTTGTAGTGGTGAACCTTCAACAGTTCCCTCAGCACCATTCCATGTGGCAGATCGTCCTTCTGGTTTGATTGCATTATATTGACCATCTGGGGTGTAGTTTACACTGACTCCAGAACAAACAGATGTGTGGATTTTGAAGTGTAGATTTTCTGCAACTGCTCCTGTGTTTGGATTAACACGAATAAATTTAATATCGTACTTATCAGGTACTTCAAAGAATCTATCTGCGTTATCTACATCTCTATCACTATCTGTACCATATCTAGGTACTGCACCTGTCTTCATATATCTAATAATACTTTGAATTTCTTTTGATTCTTTTTCATTGCGAGCAAACATCTTGAAAGAAAAATTATGCTGACGGAACTGCATATTATTGAACAATTGTTCTGTATATGGGTTAAAAACTCTCCCTTGAGTTAGTTCAATAATGGAGTTGGCATCAATTTGTCCAGCAAGACCTAAGAACTGTGCTGCACCCTGTGCTGCTTGAGCAAAGGTGCCAATAGTGAATTCTGGCAGTGCTGCTTTTGAAGCGTCTTCTAAAGTTTTTGCTAACGATTCATAATCATTACCAGAACCAAGAGTTTGAATAAGTGCTCTACCACCAACGCCAATATTCAATTGACGATATGTTGGTTGATATGCAGTTTGAATGTTTTGTGGCATAGCAATGTATACCTTAAAATCATTCTTTTTAAACTCTGCCTTATTATTAGGAACATTCAAACCATAGTAGGGTTTTCCCCCATCTTTGTATTTGATACGTTTCCTTTGAAATACTACATAGTCAATCACCTCAGTTGGGTTATCTGCTGCAGTTTTCCCAGAAACAGGTGTCCTCAATGGGTATGTGAATATTTTTCCTGCCAAAATTACACCTAAATACTGTGTGACCTCTATGTATTTATGAGATATCAAGGTAAGTACCGTGTTTCCTTCCCAAGGAAGTATAAAGGTGACCCTAATAATGTCATTTATCGCTCCTCATGGGAGTATAAATTTATGAAATGGTGTGATATCACCCCTACAGTATCTGAATGGGGAAGTGAAGAGATAATTATTCCATATACTTCACCTGTTGATGGTAAGCGACATAGATATTTTCCCGACTTTTATGTGAAGATCGCTAATAAAAAATATCTTGTTGAAGTGAAACCTTTCAAACAAACGAAAGAACCAAAGACTCAAAAAAGACATACCAAAAGATATATCAATGAAGTTGTGACTTATGCTGTTAATCAAGCAAAATGGAAAGCAGCAACTGAGTTTTGTGTAGATAATGGATGGGAATTTATGTTAATCACAGAAAAAGAACTTAAAATCTAATGGGCATTCCAAATAAACAAGGAGCGAGGTATAACTCATTTCAACGATTTTTGTCGGAAACTAAGGGTAAGTTCAATTCTCCTAGTACGACAAATCTATATTCTGTGAGATTCACAACTCCCAGAATGATGAGGAGACAAAATAATCAAGTATCTACATCTAAACTGGAGATTGAGAATAACGATCTCGATTGGATGTTGGACTATTATGCGGATAATATTAATCTACCTAGTAAACAGATTACCACTGGTCAGACTCCGTATGTAGGATCTCCATTCAAATATGCAACAAATACTGCATATAGTCAGTTGCAGATGAATTTTATCATGCCTCGCTCTCAATATACTAGAAATTTCTTTGAGAGATGGACATCTATGATGGCAAGTGATAGTGAGCAATACACAAGATATTATGATGATTACGTTTGTCCTCAGATGTACATTTACAAATGGGAAAGAGGTGGCGGCAAACTTGGTGTGGAAGATCCAAAATTGATTCGTTCTATTAGGGAAAATGGTTCATCAAGTGTTTTAGTAGCAAGACAATATGATTTGACTGCTGCTTGGAAACTTCATAATGTATATCCATATAATATTGGATCTGTGCAATTAAATAATGCTTCTGCAAAAGTTATGTCATTGGGTATAGCATTTTACTATGAAAGATATAGATTCTATGCTAAAGGTAAGTTTGATGATCCTGGTGTTTTAGATGGTATGACTGTGCCCGCAGATAGAGATAATAATACAGATCAAACCACTGATAGAAATATTTTTAGTAATATTATCGATGTGCTTGAAAACCTCTTCTAATGAGGTCATAAATAAAAATACTGATGTGAATATCTATGGCATTACCAAAGATTAATGTACCTAAGTACAAAATGAAATTGCCTTCTGATGGCAGAACGGTAAATTATAGACCATTTCTTGTAAAAGAGGAAAAAATTCTTCTTCTTGCTACTGAAACTGGTGAACAACAAGATCTGATCAATGCGATCACAGACATTATTAAAGAATGTACTGACATCAAAGATGTTGACAAACTTTCTACTTTTGATATCGAATTTTTATTTTTACAGATTCGTACAAAATCCGTTGGTGAAAGTGTAGACATCAGTGTCACATGTCCTGATGATGGAGAAACTGAGGTTCCTGTTTCTATTCCTTTAGATGAAATCAAAGTTGTAAAAACTAGAGGTCATAAAAAAGAACTTAAGTTATCTGATGAAGTTGTTGTGACTATGGGTTATCCTAGTCTCGATACATTTGTTTCAATGAATTTTGGTGAAGATGAAAATCAGGTTGATCAAATCTTTGAAATGGCAGCAAGTTGTGTAGAAACAATTGCAGATGCTAGTCAAGTTTATGATTGTTCAACTGTACCCAAATCAGAACTATTAGAATGGTTTGAAGATTTAAATAGCAAACAGTTTCAAATGATTCAAAAGTTCTTTGAAACTATGCCCAAATTATCTCATACAGTGACTGTAACAAATCCAAATACAGGCAAAGATAACGAGATTGTACTTGAGGGTCTAGCGAGTTTTTTCGCATAGCACTCCTTCACAACAATCTTCGTTCTTATTATGAAGGAAACTTTGCCCTAATGCATCATCATAAATGGAATATCGAGCATATCGATAATCTGATGCCTTGGGAAAAAGAAATCTATGTGAATATGTTGATTCAATTCCTGAAAGAAGAGGAACGTAGAATGAAGGAGCAGCAAGCAGCAAGTGGCTAAATTACAAACATATAAATTTGTAAATCCTGGTATAGCAGTAAGTGCTAGTCCAGTAGCTACCGCTGCTCGCCAACAAACTTTAGCATTTAATCGATTAGGCACTACTGTATCATCAATTGGTAGTGTTGTAAAAGATATTGAACAAGTATCGATCTTAAACAATAAGGCCGATCAGAAAGAACTTATTGCAGAGCGTCGTAGAAAAAGAAGAGAAAGGGATGCCGCAGCAGAGGAGTCGGCAGAACTAAAAAAAGTAGAGAAGAAAAAGTTAAAACCAGATAATAAATTAAAAAAGGTTGCCAAAGGTAGTCTTAGTTGGATTGAAAAATTTCTAGCACCGATTGGTCAGTTTTTACTGTATCTTGGTAAGATTGCGGTTACAACTGAAGTCCTTAAATGGATTCAAGACGAACAGAATCAAAAAAAATTAGCGGTTTTTCTTGAAAAGACAGATTTTGTCTTTAGAAAGATATTTGGTTGGGTAAAAGGATTTACCGAAAATATCTTAAACGGTTTTTCAGATTTAACTGCTAAAGATAGTACTTTTGTCGAAAGGATAAAGGGTCTTGGTCAGATGATGCTGGGCATCATCGGATTGAAATATCTGATGAACCCCTTTAGTCTTATTGGGGATATCTTAAATTTATTAGGTCGTCGTGAGCAAGCACAGAAACTAAAAGATAAGGCAGATAGAGCAAGAAATCAACAAAGAAATCAAAGATCAGGAAGACCACAGATAGGATCAGGGCAAACTACGTCTCTTGGTTCTAGACCTGCTGGATTTGTACCGAGATCTGATGCTAGAGGCAACCAAGTTGCTGGAAGAGGACAGCAGTATAGATCTAATCTTAATAGAGTTGGGCAAGGTGCAACGACACAACCTGTCAGACCAAGTAGGTTAAGAGGATTCACTGCAAACCTACAAACAGGTACTGCCAATGTTCCATTACCTGCTGGAGCACAGAGAGGTTTATATGGTGGTGTACAAAAAGCAGGCAAAGCATTTGCTGGTGCTAAGAATTTCTTTAGAGGATTAAGGATACCTATCATTGGACCGATACTTATGGGTATCGGATCCTACATGGAGACGGGTAAAGTTGATCAAGCATTGTTTGTAGCAGGTGGTGCTGCAATCGGTGGTGCTTTAGGAACATTAATTCCTATCCCCGTTTTAGGAACACTACTTGGTGAAACAATTGGTGGATACATCGGTGATTTGATGTATGTCCTACTTAAAGGTGGTGGACCTGGAGCACTTGGACAAAAATTAAGACAAGATATTCAAAAGGTCTTAAGTGTAGGAAAAACTGTCACTGATTGGATTGGATCTGGACTTAGCAGATTCTTTGAAGGTGTTCCAAAATATAATATTTTTGGTAAAAAGGTTCCAGATCCATTCTGGATGCTGAATCCAGCTAATTTATTTGAGAAGGCAGGAATTTTCAGCAAGGCATTTTTCTCTCGTGATCCGATGAACGAGACGCCTGAACAAAAGGCGTTGAGAATAAAACAGCAAGAGAAGGAACGAAAAGAACTAGAGAGACAGTTACAACAACAATATGATCGTGCAGATCAAATAGATCAATCTTTAATTGATTCCGTAGATCTATACAAAAATGGTGGATATCTTCAAGAGATGTTCTTGGGTGGTCTCTGGAAAGGAATTAAGAAAGTTGGTTCTTCTATTTGGAAAGGTGTTACCAAGATTGCATCTAATCCGATTGTTTCAACTGTAGCAAGTTTTATTCCTGGTGCAAATATTGTTGTTCCTGCTATTAATGCAATTAATGCGGTAAGCAATGGTGATTATCTTGGCGGTGTAATGAGCGGTCTTGGTGCGGTTGGTGGATTTGCCAGCATCAATACTGTAAATGCTATTAACAATCCTACTTGGTTGAACAATATACGTTTCAGTGGTTTTGGTCAAGGTGTTGCTAATTTATACAACCAAGGAGCACAATTCTTCAGTGGTATTAACACATATCTTGATAATAATCCTTGGATCGGTAATGTAGCAGGTAATTTAGTACGAGGTAATATTGGTGGTGCTATTACAACTGGTCTTAATCAACTCGATCCAAGATTTGGTAACATTGCTGGAAGTCTCTTTGCGGGTGATTATCGTGGTGCTATCGGTAGTGGACTTGGGATGATTGATCCTAGATTTAGTGGTATTGCTAATGATATTTTTGCTGGTAATTTTGGTGGTGCTGTGTCTAGTGGACTTTCAATGTTTGATCCTCAACTTGGTGGCATCGCTAGTAATATTTTTGGTGGTAATTTTATGGAAGCAGGTTTAAGTGGAATTGGGATGATCAATCCCAATCTTGAAGCTGCGGCAAGAAGTTTTATCTCAGATCCAGTAGCAACTATTGGTAGTATTGCAGAACAAAAAGGATTGGGTGGTTTATATAAAGGTATTTTAGGCGTTGCTAGTGGTGACTATAAGGGTGCTATGAGAACTTTGGGTGCTGAGATCGGAGTTGATCCAAAGTTTTTAGGAGCAGCAGAAAAGATATCAGATAAGGTATTTTCTGAAAAAGGATTATCTGCTGAATTTGTAATGAACGAAGTAGCAGAATTTATCCCCATACCAATGATTGTGGAAAAACTTGTTCCCCTACCTACAGCAGTTCCACTAAATAATGAAGAACAAGCATATACCGCAGTCTCAACATCACTGACATCTAGAATGCGATAATGGCAACCATACAGAAAGGCGCAAAAATCAATTTTTATAAATTTGTTCAGGTACAGAGTCCTACTAGTTCTGCTGTCAGATCTAATGAAAGTGCTGCGCTAGCAAAAACTATCAATACGAATACCCAAGCAGTAAATAATCTTGGTGCTACTGTAAACTCTATTGGTAAGATTCTTGCTTCTGTAAAGAAGGCATCTATTCTTCAACTAGAAATGGAGGAGAAGAATAGAAAGAAATTTGAGGCAGAATATACTAAAGAATTAAAGAGAAAAAAGGAATCTGTCGCATCTCCCCTAGTAGCATTTAAGAAACCCAGTTTCCTAGAGGGTCTATTCAACTTTCTTTCTGGTCTTATTAAGGCAGCAATTATTATTCCTGCATTAAAATGGTTATCTGATCCTGAGAATAGGAAGAAAGTTGAACGTATGATTGAGGTCATGAGTAAACTTGCGACCTTTATCTTTAATGTCGCGAAATTCGGTGTAATTAATACTATTGAAGGATTATATACTTTACTGTCTGATGAATCAAGTCCTTGGGAAAAACTCGGAGGATTAGTACGAGGTTTAGTTGGACTTGGTACACTATTACTCGGTATTAGATGGTTAAGTAATCCAACTAAAATTATCACAGACTTTGGTAATGTTCTAAAATTCTTTAGAAACAATCTACTTGCATCTAAGACAAGATTGGGTGTAGGCGCTAAAGTTGCATTAGGCACTGCTGCAACATTTGCAGTCATGGAAGGTGTATTTACTGCACCTGCAGCTGACACCACTGTAGAAGGAAATAAAGACATGCCCCTAGGCATCACGCCAGGTACTGAGGGTATCGGTCCTGTTGCTGATGGTGGCAGATATGGTCAAGTTTTAGAAAATATCCAAGAATCTAAAAAACCAAAAGAAGAAGGTGGAATTTTTGGATTTTTAAAGAATATATTCAGATCAAACGGTGGAGCAATTCCACAAGCAGCACAAGGAGGATGGATTAGTGGACCACAATCGGGATATCCCGTATCACTGGACGGGGGGAGATCAACCTCGTTCATCGGACATGGAACTGAGTATGTTGCTAGAAAGGCAAATGGGGGAGCTTTCGTCGTTCCTTTTAATACTCCTGGAACAAAAACGCAACCTCACCTAACACAGAGGAGAATTGGTGAAGCAAAGAGTTTAGGATTCAATGTTCCTGGTTTTGCAAATGGTGGCATTGTTGGAACTAAAGAAGAGAAGTGGCAGCAAGTCGTTGATATGGCAGCAAAAGCAGGTGCTAAATATCCCAACTTAGTTGCTGCTCAGTTTGCACTAGAATCTGCATGGGGTACAGCATTATCAGCAAACAATAATTTCTTTGGTATTAAAGCAACTTCTAATGAATCTGCAACTACATCTGCCACTCATGAAGTTTATAATGGTAAAACTGTTTACATTGATGCGAGATTCAAAAACTTTGCAACACCTCAAGATGCTATTAATCATCTTGTAACACAATGGTATAAAGATTACCGAGGATATAGGGGTGTTAATAACGCACCAGATAAGTTTGCTGCTGCACAGATGTTGAAATCTGAGGGGTATGCAACAGATCCAGTATATGCAGAATCTCTTAGTAGACTAATGCGAGAGTATTCTGGAATTAGAGCAAGTAATAATACGTCACCGACAGCATCTCCAACAGGCAGTGGTAGTACAAGTCCCGAACCTGCACAACAATCTGGTGGACTTGGTTCTACCATTCAAAATCTTCTAGGTATGGGAGAATCTGAATCAAAATCAATGAATGAAAGTGCGCCAAAACCAGAACCTAAGGAAGATAAGGGTAATTGGTTCCAGCAGTTTTGGAGAGGTCTTACTGGCAATGAATTTGGTAGCACTTCTACCAGTATGTCTCCCTTAGAATCTAATCAGTCTACACTGAAACAAGATCAGGAGAGGGAAGAAAGGGAAGAGAAGGAAGATGATGTGGCAAGCATATCTGATAATATTTTGACATTAGGCAATCTTATGCCAAAAGGTGCTTCTGATGCTAGAAGTATTGAAGAGATTATGGGTGTTGATAGAAAATCGATGGTCAATGAACGAAAGGAAAAACGAGATTTAAAGAAAGCAACGGAGCAAAGGAATAAAGCTAAAAAGAAAGTAAGAGATAAGAGTCAAGATATGATAAAAACTGCTATAACTGCAATTGCAGAACAAAATGGTTTAAATAGTCAAGCAATTGCAGCAGCACAACAAGCCGTACAGTTGGCAATGGGTAATTCTGGTAATTCAACTCCGCAACCTTCGGGTGGTGGATCTGCTAGAAACAGATCGGTTGCTTCTAGATTACAATCTTCTCTCAATCTTCTCGGTGGTATATTACGATGACATTAAAAAGAAATCAGACAGGGGAAGTTGAAGTAACTGTAAATCTCTTCCGTAACGGACAGAAACTTACTAATGAAGAAGGTTCGGATAATATTTACGATTTTGTGAGTGGTATTGAGATCTACGAAAGTATTACATCATCGACATTAGAAGCACAGTTTATTATTAATGATAGTGCAGGTTTTCTGGGTGCTATGACTGGTTCTGAGCAATTCAGAGTCAAAATCAGAGGTAGTATTATTGATAAAACGTATTATTTTAGAGCATATAATATTGAGAATAGATCAAGATTTAACACATCAGATGCGTTTATGGTTAACTGTGTATCTGATGAATTTTTTCAAAATGAAATCAAAAATGTATTTGGTAATAGTGAGGTTGTTTTTAAATCAACAGAGTCTTCTGAAATTGTAAAACAACTTTTGCGTACAGATAATAGATTCATAAACACCAATAAGAATGTATTCATTGAAGAGACTATAAACAAACAACAATTCATTGTACCTAATTGGAGACCTTTTGATACAATCTACTGGATTGCACAGAGATCTGTTCGCAAAGCAAAAAAAGGTGGAACTTTGCAGAATGGATTTGTTTTTTATGAGAACTCATTAGGATACCATTTTAAATCCATTGATAAACTTATTGATAATGTAAACAATCAAAGTGAATCAGATACTAATTTTACCACAGGTGATACTAGATTGTACACCTATGTGTACTCTGCAAAAAAATCTGGTAATGATGCAGCAGATCAATTTAAGATTGAAACTTTAATTTTCCCAGATGAAAGAGACTTTCTGTCAGGTCTTCGTAATGGTAGTTGGGCAGGATTTAGTATTGGTTTTGATCCTGTAACAGTAACACAATCAAAAATGGGTTTGAGCACTGACATGTCTGTTGATGCATATCGTTACAATATTAGTGATCTATGGAAAAAAATGTCTCACCTCAACGAGAAGAAGACTGTTAATCCTTTAACTGTCATGGATGAACAAATTCAAAATGCGACACAATATCCCAGAAGGGTGAGATATACTATATTACCAAATCAAATTTTTGATCCGAAGTTTAAAAATAATCCACAAAAAAATTATGAGGAATTAGTAGAACTTCAGGCATACCAATGGATGCGAATCGAATCATTTAAAAATATTAAATTGCAAGTTCAAGTTCCTGGTAATTTAGATTTATATGCTGGATCTGGAATGAATGTAGTTATTCCAGCTACATTTAAGGCAAATACAACAACACAAGTTGACAGAAAGTATAGTGGCAGATACGTAATCAGTGGGTTGACACACAAAATTGTCGGCACTAGGATGGTGACAGAAGCACTACTGTTGAAAGATTCGATACAGAGAGCTTCTACTTAATTTCCATAAATATTATTGTATTAGGAGGTACTATGGAAAGTATCGAACAGCATATTGAGAAGGACAAGAATATCCTTCAAGATCCAACCGTTTCCCCTCAGATGCGTCGTCATATCGAAGGCGAACTACATGAATTAGAAGAATATGTAGAGCATCATAAAGCAGAAATTGAAGCAGGCGATCATCACGATCCATCATACTTAGAACTATTTTGTGATCAGAATCCATCTGAACCTGAGTGTTTAATCTACGACGATTGACTTGACAGGAGATGAATTTGACTTTAGAATAACCATGTGAGGGGTTCAGAAAATAATATGAAGTTTGAAGATTATATTTTAGGCCATTGGACAAATAGATCACAAGCACAGTCAGACCCTACAAACTGGGTTTCTGTGGAGATTATCTGGAAACGTCACGATGATGGTTTTCAGTCAATTAATTTCAAACGGTATGATGGACCTGACTCACCTTATCGTCAGAAGAACCATAAAATCGTTGAAGTGTCTGATACAGAAGTGATAGTAGAAAACTATCATTTAGACTGGACAAGACACGAAGATTGTGATATGATCTTTAAGTTCGATGGCAATGGTTGGCATGGTCAACTTGCTGGAGATAAATGTAGAGGTTATCGAGGAGATAAAGTAATCTCTGAGATTCATGTCTACAAAAACAAACTACATACTTGTGACCAGGGTCGAAACCTGGAAACAGGTGAACTTATGTGGGGTAGTACAGAATTGTATCGCTTCACTAAGAAGGGCGAATAGCTCAGCGGTAGAGCTACTCGTTTACACCGAGTCGGTCGGGGGTTCGATCCCCTCTTCGCCCATTATATGAGGTTATATGAAATTTTCTATATTTGAAGTTCCTTTACTACATTATTCAATTAGAGATTGGAAAAATCGTAAGCAATCTTTAGTTGACAAACTTCCTAATGAAGAGTATACTGACTTCATGTCTTATAAAAGAGACATTGAAGTTCCTCCTTATTTGGATGAACTGAGTGATTGTGTAAGTGAAGAAGTTGCAGACTTTCAACAATCTTATCCATGTCCAGTAGTTATCTCAAACGCCTGGTGTGAGAGAGCACGAAAATATGATTATCACCCCGTTCATCAACATGGTGCAGTAGGATTTTCAGCAGTATTGTATGTTGAATTTGATTCAAGTGTACATGAAGCAACAAAGTTCTACTCACCATTTAATGATCCTGCAACTGGTGATCTAATGGAATATCAACCTTTTGTGAAAGAAGGAGATTTAGTTATCTTCCCTTCATATCTTCTTCACGAAGGTCCAATGAATAAAAGTAATAAAGAAAGAGTGATCGTGTCTTTTAATATTATGGGTGAACCTGAAACTAAAGCGTATTTTTCTGGAGCAAATCGATGAAACTTAGGAATGCAATTCTTTCTGGACTGTTGTTCGGAATGGCACATGGTATTGCAGTAAATGCAGAACCAACTAAGGGATACTACACCATGGATGCTATGGGATGTATGCTACTCAAAGAATGCACTAAGGATGTAGAAAAGATTACCTCTTCCGATGATCTTCGTACAGCATTCCCAGACTCTGATTGGGGTGCAGTTGCTGACGAGTTTGACCGAATTATGATTGCCTTTAGGAAGATTGGTGTAGATGTTCATCTTGCTGATGAAAAGTATTTTCCAGTTGGACATCGTGGTGTATACCATACTGTAAGTAATCACTTTTATTTGAATAAAACGTATGTGCATCGTCCACATGTTCTGATGAGTGTTGTTCGTCATGAAGGTTGGCACGCTGCACAAGATTGTATGGCAGGTTCTATCAAGAACAATATGATTGCCATTATCAAGAATGAAGAGGATGTACCTGAGATGTGGGCAGAAATGGCACGGAGAGCATATGCTCTTATGCCCCATGCTATTCCTTGGGAGAAAGAAGCAACTTGGGCAGGTAAAACAGCAGGTATGACACAAGAAGCACTCGAATCTTGTGCTCGTGGTACTATGTGGACTGACTATGAACCGACTCCTCTTACTCGTCAATGGTTGAAAGAGAACGGATACCTTAATAAATAAATCGTAAGGATAAAAGCATACGATGCCTACAATTGATGGTATTATTAATGAACCTACAGTAAATTTCGTTGGTAAAGACGGATTTTACTGGTGGGTTGGTGAAGTAGAGGATAACGAAGACCCAATGGAATTGGGTAGAGTTAGAGTTCGTGTTCTCGGATATTATACGAATGTAAGAGGTGGTACGACAGCAGATCTTCCCACCGAAAATCTACCATGGGCAACAGTGTTGCAACATACCTGTCAACCAGGTAATGATGGTCAGGGTGAAAGTTCTGGTCAACTGCAACCTGGTGCGATTGTCATGGGTTTCTTTATGGATGGTGAATCCGCACAGATGCCGATTGTTATCGGTGTCATGAGGGTTAAGAAATCTGCAGAGAGTATGGATGTAAAGCAATTTGCTTTCACTGGTGAGAAGATGGAACCTGGTGTTGGCGTTAACGTTGCAACAATGGCACCTGGAAATCCCAACTCCAGTATGGCAACTACTAAGGAAGAAGGATATCATAGAGCAAAACAGGATAATACTGTAGATCTTCCTAATCAAAAAGGTGAAAATCGTAGGGATGCTATTTCTGGTGCAGGTTCCCCAAATAACTCGGGCACTGTTATGGCAGGTAGTGAAGGAAATCCTACCAAACCTAAAAGTCCAGAGAAACCAATCCCTGCTGCTAATGGTGTTGGTGGTCCTTGGAAAACTTTAGAGTATCAATTATCATATCTTCTGGAAGATCTTGCGGATCATGCTGGTTCTTTGATTCGTGCTGAAGATGGTGAGTTTTTAGAAGTTGTCACTGGTAAATTAGTTTCAGCAAAACAACTTACTGTAAGAATTCAAAATTTCTTAGGTAGTGTTTTTGCTCAAGTAGTTTCTGCAATGAGACAATCACTTGCTAACCTTGCAGAAGAGTTGGAACTTGTTAATATTCTAGGTGGTGCAACTGGTGCCCCCTTTATCGTATTTACAGCAGTGCAATCAGCAGTTAGCACAATCTTAAAAGCTCTCTGTAATATTGATTCTCAGATAATTGGTTTTATTGATGATCCTGTAGGAACTATTCTTGGTTTCCTTGATAGCTTCCTTGATGGACTTATCGACAAAGCAACGATGGTTATGCAAGGTGTGCAAGCAACTATCGATAGTGTTATTTGTCAAGTTCAAAAACTTCTTGATAATGTTCTTGGGATTGTTGATACCGTCTCAACTATTGTCGATGGTATTGGTAAAGCACAAGAAATCATTGAAGCATGGAAAGCAGGTAGTGAAATCTTTGAAGCAGGAACTGATCTTCTTAAAAAGGGTATCAGTAGCATTACTGGTTTGATCGCACTATTCATTAAATTTGCTACTGGTGGATGTAATCGCGAACCAGATGGTGGTAAAGATACTGTAGGTTGGTATCCTTTATTTGGCGTAACTCATTGTACTCCCGAAGAACTTGATAAGATTAATAAAATTCGAGGAAAGAGTAGAGGCACTTGTGGCGGTGACGCAGGATCTGGTGGTTTATTTGACAATATCTTTAATGAAGCAGATCCTTATCTGACTGCTGCCAAGACGTTCTTAGATGGTTCTTATGAAATGTTTGTTGGCACACCTGGTCGCCAGGCAAGTGTAAAAAGGTCTGCAAGTGGAAAAACAACAACATCTGTCAAATTAAACCAAAACGAATATTCCAAATACAATGCTCGTAAAGAAATCAGGAAACAAAATCCTGATATGGAAGCTGATGAACTTGAAAAAGCAGTAGACGCTGCTGTAAAAGCAGGTAATGATAATAAAGGTGATAATGGATCATTAGTTGCCGATCATACATCTTATGCAGGTAACTATACAGAAGAAACACACGGGGATCAATGTAAACAGATCTCTGGTGATCATGTAGTAAATGTTGAAGGAGATTATCGCTTAAAAATTACTGGTGATTGTCACATTGAAGTTGGTGGTGGTTTCTTCTTTGGTGCCGAAGGTTCACCCAAAATTGCAGATAATCAGGGTGAAAAGAAAAGCGATAAAGTTCAAAAACACACGGTTCGTTTTGGATCTGACGTTGATATCAATACTGTTGGTGCGAAGTTTGAGGTTCAAGGTGCTGAATTTAATGTAGGATCTGTTTCTTCTAAATTTACGAGTAGTGTATTTGAGACCAGTGGTGGTTCGTTATCTCTTTCTGGAGCAGAAACTATCATTAGTGGTGATAACTCTATTGAATTAGTTACACCACACTTGGTTGAAATGATCAACTCCCCACCATCACCATTATC